AGCTAGAGAAGGTGGTAATAAAACTGAAATAGCCAAAATCCATATTAATTATTGGATACAAATGGCTGCTTACAATCCATTTACAAACTTTGCTAAAAGATTCTTGATAGCTCAAGATGATGCCGCTAATGTTGTGGTTGGTCATCAAGAAGCTACAGGAAGAGCATTTGTAAAAGCTTTTGAAGATGGAGTATTTGATTTAAAAATTAATCCGAAAAATCTTTTTAAGAAAGGTGAACAAGCTATACAGCAGGGTAAGCAGTTAGAGCAATATGTAAGGCAATCTATGGGTAATATTTTCGAGGATGGAATTACTCACGGGAGATTAATAGATGAAGGTGTAATACAAAGAGCTAAAAACTTGACTATGCAAGAAAATATTCCTCAAGGTAAATATGCAACACCCGTTGATAATTTCTTTAAAGGTCTTGAACAGCAAAGTCAAAACGCATTTATAGCAACATACTTTATGCCTTTTGCTAGATTATCTTGGAACTTCCTCGATACTTTAGGTAGAAGTATATATGCTGTTGATCCAACAGGATTAGTAGAAAAAAGTGTCCCACGATATAGAGCAATCATAACTGGCGAGATGGGAGAAGTCGCAGAAATGCAACTCAAATCTCAAGTAGCTTTTACTCGTATGTTTGTAATGAGTAATGTTGGACTTGCTTTGACAGGTAATTTAACTGGTAATTATCCTCCAGATGGCATGCCAAAAAATTCATTTATAATTCCAACACCTTGGACATCTACTGGATATACAGCTATACCACATGATCGTATTCAACCATTCAGTTCTATAGCTGGGGTTACTGCTGATTTAGTAACTTTGACAAGAGATAAGGCTATAGGAGAAAAGAAATTCTTCCAAGCAGTGTCTTTATTTGTAGCGACTGTTGGTGTGGCAGCTTTAGACCAAACATTTTTGAGAGGTCTGCAAAACCAAGTTGAGTATTTAGATCTTAATGGTTATGTCAACAAAGAAGGTACAGGTTTAAAACTATCTAGAGTAGGTACTGATTTAGCTACAAACGTACCTCATCCATACAACCCTCTATTTTGGGCTGGTTTTACTCGTCAATTATTTGATCTTGTACAGCCATATCAAACTATGAACTCTGATCCTAATAGCACTATAAGAGATGCACATGCAAGATTAAGAGGTCGTATATTAATGGGTGTAGGAAATCCTCTTAAGTTCGATAGATATACTGGACAACCTATAAAGAAATCTGGAAGTCAAGGTTTCAATTATTTCACAGGTGTTGTAAATAATCTATTTACTACCTTTGGATATGCTGGAAAAATTATTGAAGCTGATCCAAATAATTTTGTTAAAAAAGAAATGTATGCTGTCAGCTTTGATTTTAATAAGCCTGAGATAGCTCAATATAAAGGGCTTCAATTAACTAATGCAGAACAATCTTCCTTTAATAAGTACATGCACAAGTATGGAAAATTAGAAGGAAAATTAACTTTCTTATTTACACAAAATAAAAAGTACAGAAAATTAGTAAATCAGTATAACAAGTTAAAAGCAGAGACTCCTATAAATATGCCGAACACCCAGTTGGCTACTGTAGAGTTACAGATACATGCAATGATAGAAGCGGTTCATAAAGAAGCAAAAGATTTAGCATTACCTTATGTGATTGCGGATCATCCAGAGCTAAACGTCAAATATCAGAACTGGAAGAAGTTACAAATTAGACGATAAAAATTTACAAAAAAATAAATGGCACAAACTGTTGAAACCTATACAGGGAACGGCAGCACCAAAATTTATACAATACCATTCCCATATATAGAACAAGCAGACGTTAAAGCAAAGATAGATGGTACGCCAACAACAGCTTTTTCTTTTGCAAATGCAACTCAATTAGAGTTCACAAATGCTCCCGCACAAGGCTCGAAGATAATTATATTTAGACAAACAGATGATTCAGCAGCTAAAAAAGACTTTAGTGCTGGATCAGCTCTTAAGGCAGATGATTTAAACGCTAACAGCAAACAATCCGTATTCTTACATCAAGAATCTATCAATCAGGCAGCTAGTACTCTAGGGGCTACATTTGAAGGTGATATTGAATTAGGTCGTAATGTTGTTCTTAAGTTTGAAGGTGCAACAAGTGATGCACACGAAACAACTTTATCAGTTACAGATCCAACAGCAGATAGAAGTCTAAATCTACCAAACGTCAGTGGTACACTGGTTTCTACTGGAGATACAGGTACGGTCACATCGACTATGATCGCCAATGAAACCATCGAAAGTGGTGACATTAAAAACGGAACTATTGTTGATGGCGATATATCTGGAACAGCGGCTATTGCACACTCAAAAATTGCAACTGGAACGCTCCCAACTGGTATAAAAGTTAATTCAGCTAA